GGCTCACCTGCTTCGTGAGAAGAACGAGAAGTATGGCGATAGCGCTCTCGACCCGATGAGATTATTCTACAAGGGTGGGAATGACGCTGCTGACATGATTAGGATACGGATAGATGACAAGTTATCTCGACTGGCACGTGGTAGTGAGGGTATCGAGACAGACCTCGACATCTATCATGACCTCATCGGTTACCTCGCGCTTCTCATAGTAGCACTTGAGGGTGGTGAGGAGTAATGGGTTTGACTCTGGTCTATGATGACCAATCATCCTATGCTTGGGCACCCAAGATGGGAGAGGAAGACATCATAATCAGAGTAAGTAAATCCACACTCACCGCTAGTAAGTGGTGCCCTAAGCAACTGTGGTTGTCAAAGACTCATGAGGTTCCGCAACTGCAGCACGATTACCTAGTGATAGGTGACGACGTACATCAGAGCATGGAAGCATTCTATGACAACATAGATGCTGACAATATCCCACTGCTGAAAGAAGCGGCAGAGGAGGGGAAAGACCGCTTGGTGATGGAGCAACTCAAGACGTATCTCCCTAGCCGTGACGAGGTCATTGGTATGAGAAGGGATTCCTCAAAGGACGAGCCCTTCTATGAGTTGGAGTATGACCATAACATCACGTGGTTGCTTCGGAATGAGATACTCAGGCTGTCTCTCACCGAGGCAGAGCATTTCTTGCCTGTAGCAAACGAGGTGAAACTCTCACCGAGAGCCACATTCCACGTAGATGACAGGGAAGTAAAAGTGCAACTAGTAGGTATCATTGACCGAATTTTCAGTGAAGGTGAGAACGGTCTGGCCTTGATGGAGTTGAAGACAGGGAAGTGGCACCCAAGGAAACTGTCTGCCATGAGAATGGAGATGGCATACTACAAGATGCTCATCGAACTGTCTACCGAAGACGAATTGAAAGCGGCAGGGCTCAATGACAAGATTGTCACTCACTGGGGCTGGCGGTACAGCGCCGCAGACAGGCTTGACTACGAGCCAGTGAAGAGAGTGAGTGAGCGTGCTATGCAGACATCGTTGAACAAACTGCTACGCATGTACGTGGACCAAGAGTTCCCTGTCACTAAGGACGACTTCAAGTGTTCCTACTGTGATTACATGGACCTCTGTCCGAAGTTTAAGGTGGAAGCATGAGTGATGAGTTAGAGCACTGGAGTCAGAAACACTTCGCAGAGTTGGCCTTCTGGCGAACGATAGCAGCAGTAGTGAACATCATACTGTCTTCACTGATAGCGTTGAAAATATTCGGGTGGATGTGATGGACGAAGACTTACTCACCGCGTTAGAAGAAATCAGGTGGGAGGCTAAAGACCAATTGCGGCAAGCGATGGTAGTCTCTTTGAGAAAGAGGTTCAAGAATGACAATGTATTCATGCACTTCTCTGACGATATCCCCAAAGGACTACTGATAGACCCAGTGCCGATTGGGGATTCCTTGGACATTAGGATACCAAAGGACCTCAGCCCTACGACAGTCAACGAACTGTACTTCGCATGTGTGAGTGCTTGTCAAGAATTCAAACTAGGTGGTAGACAATGAACATCATAGAATTTGACTTCCCCCGAGAGGCTGGTCTGTTCAGGAAGGTAGTGCATACTCCAAAGGAGTTGGAAACCTACTGGTCCTCATTACGCAACAGTCAATGTGCCTACACGAGTGTGTATGGGTTCAGGGCAGTGAAGCCCAGTGGAAAGAGGGGGGAGTACAACACTGCCATCGTTCGACACTTCGTGTTGGACTTCGACAGGAAAGCGAGGAAGGCAGGTCTGGTAATCGACGTGTCTGGTGACGAGGTTCTCAACCAAGTCAGGAGGGCACACCAGATGCTCATGGACAAGGACGTGCATCACGCTGTATGGTTCAGCGGCAATGGTTTCCACATCTGGATTAAACTCTCCAAGACCCATCGCCCTTCCACGGGGAGCGAGGTCTCACTCATCAAAGCAGCAGGCAAGAAGGTCATCAACAGTTGGAAGGATGCCTTGGACTTGACCTGCATGGACCCCACAGTACCCTTCGACATGGCCAGACTCATACGCATACCCAATTCCTACAACGCCAAGCAACACGTTGGCCGTTGGAGCATACCACTGAAGAGCGAGGAACTACTCGAGTGGTCTTGGGATGACATCTGTGAGAGAGCAGAGCGTCATCGACGAGGACAGTACATGTACGGCATCAATGGGGTAGACCTACCCATCGAGCAAGTCAAGAACACACGTTTCACCTCCTCCGGGCCAGCGTTGGAGTTCGACACGGTAGAGATGAATGGCATCAAGATACTGCCGTGCCTAGTAGAGGCTGCATGTCAAGTAGGGAGCAACCCCCCACACGATGCACGCAAGTCACTGGTGATTTACCTAGCATCCAGACTCAGGAACTTCCTGCCAGTAGAGAGGACCACACCAGAGGCTCGCAATGAGCATGCTGAATTGATATCCCACTATCTCCACACATTACAGTGGGCAGACTACGATGAGGGAGTGACACGATACCACGTATCTACCATAGTCAATGGGGGATACAACCAGCACTGTGCATCTCTGGAGTCTGGTGGTCTCTGCCTAGGCAGGTGCCAGTTGTGGGATGGGACGGGGTCACTATGAAGCCTCTGATAATCGACAGTAATGAGAGAGGGGCTTTGCCTGACTCGATAATTCGCAAGGCCATGGAAAAGAAACCACCTGTGCCGACCAAGAGAGAGCATCTCATTGTGGGTGATTACCTGTGTGGCCAATGGCACATAGAAGCGAAGACCATCAGTGACTTCCTAGAGTCTCTCCGGTCTGGACACATCATGAGGCAGTTGGATAACCTCGACGCGAACGTACCGCAATTCGGCATCCTAGTGTGGGGTGATGTGGGTGCATACGTCAAGCAGGTGAAAGCACGTGGTGGCACCACCAATTACAGCGCAGCGGTCAAGCAAGTATCAGGGGGGCTGGCACGCATAGCAGCCGACTTCGGTTGTCTGACCTACCGAGCCCCCGACCTCATGGAAGCGTCGTACTTCATGGTAGGCTTGCATCAAAAGACCTACAAGAGCGCAAGCAGGCATGGTGCTCAAGCGATTAAGAGAGTATCTAGCAACGATGTGAGGGTCGACATGCTCCGTACCATCCCCGGTGTGGGTGACGAGATGGTGGACAATATCATCTCAGAGTGCGGGAGTCTGGAAGAGGCAGCCTGTGGCGAGTGTCTCAAGGGAGTGAAGAGGATGGGGAAGGTGCTCAGAAACAGAGTCATCGAGGCTCTCACAAGCGAGGACCCGGTGCGAATCGAGCGCCGTTCTTCTTGAGATTCTTACGTTATTCTTTTCCGATAGCATAGATTTGTTTATAGACTGGTCAATGTACGAGGTGGTATGGCAAGAACTTGGGAAGATTATACCGCCGTACAGAAGTACCCTATACTGAGACATTACGTAGAGAGATACAGGAAGACATCGTTCTTCAATGAGACACCAGCAATCCTGTCCTTCTTCTTTCTACAAGGACAAGCAGTCGCTGACTACATACGAATACCAGTCTGGGCTAGTTACCTAGACCCTAGGTTCCATGTGTTCTGGATTCAACCCACTCGTTCTGGTAAGTCGATAGCGTGGGAGTTTATTGGTGAGATTGCTAGGCACGCAGGCATTGATGCTGACATCTTCACCTCTGGGACTGACGCTGGTCTGATTGGTTCGTTCAAGACTCACAAAGATGAGGATGGGAACTACTACACAGAAGAGGTGCCCGGCCTGCTGAATGGGAACAAACTACTCAACTTCGACGAGGGTAGCATCTTGCTACAGCCTAGCCCGAAGCAGTTCTTCCAAGAGGTCATCCTCTATCTACAACAAGCCATGAACCCCATCGGTAGCCACAGCAACACACTCACCAAGCACATGAAGGACGGAAAGATTGAGACTGAGTCTCGTGTATCCTTCTGGATTACCACCTTCCCCCCTGCAGGCGTGAAGGAGTACGTGCTGACGAAGGGATTGTTCCAGAGAGTGCTATTGTACTACGCTCCTTGGGACAACAACATGAGAATGCAGGTCTCTAAGCGCAGGATGAGTGGTGTATGGTCAGACCAGATGGACGAGGTTATGTCCACAGAGGACATCGCAGAGCATTTCGTTGAGGTGCAGAGCCTAGTCATGGAGCATCTAGTAGCCTGCTCTGACATCAACATGAAGATGTGGCACGACCTAGACCCGAACGTCAAGGAAGAGCGTGCAGAGAGGGAAAGGATAGTCAGGGACGCTGCTCTCTCCATGTTCGAGAAGAGCAAGGACTTCGACCCAGCAGTGGAGTTGGCTGTCGATGAGTTCTATCATCTGGTGACTGGCATGGATGCCAAACTCAGTGATGTGGTACTGTCCTTCATGCCAAACATCGAGAACTATCTCAATATCCTCGCAACTCATCTTCTCCTAGTAGAGATGAATGACAGGCGAGCATCAGGAATGTATGACCCTGCAGACAAGTGGGTGGTCACGGGTGACCACATCGACATGGCTATGGAGATACTGTACGACGTCTACGAGCGTCTTATCATATGGCTAGAGAGTGACTTGGAACTGGGTGCTACAAAGGCAGCCAAACTAGCAAAGACGGAAGCATGGAAGCAAGCCATGGCAGCGTGCGCCTCAGTCGACCTAGGTGACCACCGTGGTGACGGATGGTACTTGAAGAAGGACATCATCAAAGCCTACGGTCGTCTGGCTGACCGCAGTCAGCCTGTGGTCTACAAACACTACAACGATATAAGAGCCTCCTTTAAGGAAACAAAGATGGGCGGCGTGCCTTACATTAGATGGAGCGAAAAAGAATGACAAGTATAATGGCGTTGGATATCGAGACTGGAAACTACTCTTGGGAGATAGGAGGGTGGGCCAACACCCACCTCTTCGAGCCTACAGTGGTTTGCACATGGGATGGGAAAGAAGGACACGTCTTCTCCAAGGAAGACATTGATGTCAATGACAGCACATGCCATACTCTCAACGCCAAGACCCTAGGAGAGCATCTGGAAAAGCACATTGAAACTGGTGGGAAAATAGTGGGGCACAACCTCATGGGTTTCGACCTGCCTGTATTGAGAGACGCTCTCGATTGCTTCTATGCAGGTCACCTAATGAGGAATAATGAACTGGTAATAGACACGTCTGCGCTTCTGCGCTCTGCTACCTCATACGCGCATCACCTCGATGACGTATGCAAACACACACTCGGTGTGGGTAAGACGCAGAAGTCAGAAGATGCCCCTAAGATGTGGAGAGAGGGCAAACACATAGAGGTTGCAGAGTACTGCCTGAAAGACTGCCAGTTGGTCTACGACATGTGGATGCACGGACAGCAGGAAGGCTTCGTCAAGAACAGGAACCCTGAGACCGGAGTGATAGATGACATAGAGGTGATATGGTGAACCTACTAGAAGACGCTCCTGCAGGTTTCTTTCAGACTTTCTACATCACCATGTGTGAGTACCTCAATGTCGACCCCGACGCACTATTCATCCAATTAATGGAGGAAGCAAACAATGAGTGAGCAAGAAAAGCAAAGCGGAAGAGAAGCACAAATGAGCAACATAAAGGCAGCCATGAACGTGGCTGAGACCGTAAGGTCTACCCTAGGTCCAGCAGGTATGGACAAGTTGCTGACGAACGGCAGCCACCACACTGTGACTAATGACGGTGTCACTGTCCTGAGAGAACTGGACATCGCACACCCCGGTGCACAGATGATGGTGGAAGCAAGCAAGACGCAAGAGGCAGTGTGCAAAGACGGCACTACCAGCGTCGTCGTGACAGCAGGCCAGATGCTGGCTCTCAGTCAAGGCCTGTTGATGAGAGGGATACACCCACGTGTGCTCATCAGGTCCTTCCAAGAGGGTAAGAACCTAGCACTAGAGCACCTCGAATCTCAGAACATCGAGATTCTAGACGCAGCCAAGACCGCACTACGAGGTAAGGCTGCAGAGAGCGACTTGGACTACGCTGCTGAGTTGTGTTTGAAGGCGTGCGAGAAGGCCGCAGGCAATCTGGACCACATCACTGTCATCACACAAGCAGGTGGTGCACTGTCAGACTCCTACGTCCAAGACGGGCTTGTCATCAACAAGGAGTTCGCCAATGAGGTAGAGGACAAGTCAGTGGAAGGCAACATCAACATCCTACTACTCAACGGAGGACTAGAGGGGTACGACATCAAGGAAGTGCAGATGCAAGTCGAGAACATGCAGCAGTTGCACGAGTTGAAGCAACAGGAACTGAGCATGCTGAGCGAGGTCGCCTCCATGGTGGCTGGTGCAGTAGGGCCAGACGGTGTTGTCTTCGTAAGGGACAGCGTGCATGAGGCAGTAGCACACTACCTCTCCCAGCACGGCATCCCACTAGTCACACGTTTGCAGCAAAGCGATATGGAAGGCTTGTCCAGATTGTTGGACGTGCCCATCTACCACAGAGTGACTGATGTTGATGAACCCATCATGGCAACAGACGCATCCGTCAAGCAAGAGAGGATAGGTGACTTGGATTTCATCACCGTATCAGGTAGTGGTGAGGCCACGTGCCTAGTGGTCAGAGGTGCCACCAGACAGACCATAGAGGAATACGAGAGAGCATTCGACGACGCCATTGGTGTCACCTGTCTGGCCATGAGTGACGGAGGGAAGGGTTTCCCCGGTGGCGGTGCCTCTTTCTCAGCAGCATCCATGACTGTGAGAGAGCATGCAGCCACAAGGCCCAACATGACAGCGAGAGAGAGGATGTGTCTCGAGGCATACGCAGACGCTCTGGAGATTATACCAGCAGCGATAGCGAACAACGCAGGCATGGACCCACTAGACGTGGTCATGGAACTGAGGTCGGCTGAGGACGGTGTCGGCCTGTACATAGACGATAGAGGAGTCGGTGAGATATGCAACACACTAGAGAAGGGAGTGGTTGAGCCAGAGTCTCTGGTGAAGCAAGTCATCAGCAGCGCGACTGAGGTAGCCACTGCTATTCTGAGGATAGATGATATCATGGCAATGAGGGAAGACAATGGAAACCTTGTTGGCTAATCTCTGCTTCGGTTGCTGGGCACTTGTAGGCCTAGGGTTGTTTTATACTGTTCTCGATAGAGCAGTCTTCTCTTTATTGAATACTCGGACATTTATTAAGAGAGACAATAAAACCGAGGAAGAGTAATAAGTCTGGCTGTCTTGGGGAAGACAAGAGCGGGCGCGGCATCGTGAGGGAGGAACAAAGTCTTCATTTTCTTTGCTTCTGTGGTTCTACAGCACTCTTCTTCCCCTCCTCCCTCACAGCCCATATCAAAACAGACTAGCAAACTAGAAGTTCTAGGAGAATAATTCTTCATCATCTACGTCCATATACTCGTGGACATAAATTCCCATGCTCCGCAACCATAGATACTCATATCTTACCCGAAGACCAAGAGCACCGAAGATGAATAGTGAGAAAAGAATAGGAACAGCAATGACTACATCAACCATTGTAAGCCCTCAGTGCTTTGATGTCATAGTAGCCTAGCCATGAGATAATTGACATGGATAGCGCCACAGTTATTGGCATAAGAAATGGTATCTCTATCTCCAAAGGTATTACCTTTGCAAGGATGAGGTCAGGGGAAATATCCAGCATCAGTATCCCATCTCAAATTTGCTAGGCTTCTTCAACTCACGAATCTGCTGGGTAGCAAAGCGAATCTTCTGAGTACTATGTAGATTCCAGAATGTGTCCTTCTCTACCTTGAATTCCTTCTCCACTATACGACACAATTCATACCTCGATGAGGTCTGTAGGTCTTCATCTATCTTCAGACCAAGGACTTCAGATACTTCATCGTCAGTATATTTTACTCTCTTGTCTAACCATACATACAAACGACCCATAATAGCCATCAACTTGCGTGCTAACCAGTGCCCTAGACCCATGTTATCACGCTACTTGTGCCACCCAATAATCCCAGTCCCAGTCAGGATTAGCAGCCATGAGTTTCTCTAAATCAATAATCCTATCTTTTTGAGAAACCAAGTCATGAACCGCCCGTATTCCATACAGGTGTAGAAACTACACCGTTTGTATTTTACAGTTTCGGACTGGCGAGCCAAAATGTGTTGTTATCGTTGCCCTCTGGTATGAGCGAGTTGTTGTCAGACATCATGCACAACCCATCTTGCACATATTTTTCGAGACATCATGTCCGCATGTCTTACACTTCTTGCTTTTCTTGACACCACACATGCCACCCTTGCCGACATCAGCAGTCTTGGTTGGCTTCTTGGGATTCTTACCTCCCATTGGCTTCAATGCGATTACAATGGCGACCTTGCCTTTCTTATTCTTCTTCGCCATCAGCGTTCCCCCATGGTAACCCCTTAAGAATCGTCGGGTTTAATTTTTTCTCGAGACCATCCCGGCACTCGTCTTCTACTGACTCAACATCAATGACCTCAGATAGCCACGTCATGACTTGCTCTTCAGTCAAGGCCCCATAGGCTGTGAAATTGCTGAGGTCCCCAACGTCTAGTACCTGAGTACCATACGCTCGATGACTCACCCCATCTTGTTCTGCAAGACAATCCCAGTGCAAGTTGTAGACTACGTCAGCCTTATCTTCATGGGTAATCCACCTATCCATTTGATTTACTGACCAACTTATCGAAATCTCAATCCCTCCTTGGCTTCTGCCACAGTGCTCCGCACTCAGGGCATTCCCATATCAGTATTCTGGTGCCTCTCTCGTTGATGTAGCGGCCCTCTATTCTCCGTGCTAGTATAGATTGAGCACAGTCAGGGCATTTTTGGCTGAGCCTCTGAATCAATTCACCCATGTCAATCCATCCAGTCTGGCTTGGTAGGCATATTTAGCAGTGCTTCCTCTGGGGTGCTGTGCTCATTCGGTAGGTCAAGCAATGCCTGCCTGTAGATTTGCAATTGCGCTTGCTGAGTATTGTCTAACAATGAGTATGGTATAGCCAATTGGTACTTGTCCATATGTGATAGTGCTGTGTCTCTCATTCCTCTTAATTCATCCCAATCCATATTATCACCTTCAATCGAACTGTACCCATAATACTGCATTTACGTTATCAAGTGTGCCACCACTAGCACTACGCCTAATTTGCAATAACTCTCCTGCACTGAATGAGTATTCTGAATAACCATGTATGCCGTCAACAATTGTTGTAGTGTAGTTAGTGCCTGTTGGGTTGTCCATGTCTTGGTCTATATCTAAAGCGAAAGTCTGAGTATCGCTAGATGAATTTGCATTGACCCTTATCATCCATGTATGGTCATTGCTTGTCGAAGGCGTGTCTGCACCGCTGTAATGCAAGGTGATAGCCTTTACCTTTCCAGCCTTTGGCATCACGTACCCGTTCATATTCAAATTCCCATCACCGCCGTTTGGTATTCTCAAATCGACCGTGCCTGTCCCCACGTCCTTTCTTGAGTAATAGAATGGCGTACACAGATTGAAGGCTACATCAGAAGAAGATAGTTGGTTGCCAGAATACGTACCACCAACGCCATTATTCCTCATTTCTCCTCCGCTTACCGTTAGACCATCTTCATCAGAATGGACCCGGAATCTCTCTACTGCTGAACCGCTTGATTGACCACTGAAACCTGAGTAGAATATCAAGTCGTTACTGTTCTCTATTCTCCAATCAGTGTAGTTGTCACCACTGCCCCATGTATCATGCGTACCTCTCATTAACTCCAATCTAGGTGCTGGGCTTGAGTTAGTGTCTGCGTGAATCTTGACGGTTTTATTTGCATTGTCATCCTTGAACTCTATCGTTCCGCCCTGTTTTATTCTCATTCGCTCGATAGCAGCAGTATCATCGGCTTGGTCATTAGGTGAAGTGAAGAATGCCAGATGTCCTCCCTTGTCAGCAGTTGAGTGGTCTTGAGAAGCATAAGCCGCAATACCAGCAGATGCCTCTAGGACGCTGCTTGGGTTGTTTCCATCTTTACCATCGAACCCAATTGCACCAAGTAAATCACCACTTGATATTGATGTATCATCACGAAGAACGAGTATTCCATTATGCCAATTT